CTAAAACACATATAGAGTATCAGAACACAGCGGTGGCGGAATAGGTAGACGCATTGAGACAGTATGAATCCGTAGCCAACCCATTGGGGTCAGTGACGAGATTGGTACTTACCACTTTAGTACTGAAGTGGGCTTCAATTCCCGCAAAGAATTTACCAATCTGGGTCTTACGTCAAATTACATGCAAGGTGCAAATCCTTGCCCGCTGTATCCTGGTACTGTATGTAAACATTGGTGTGTCTATGGGGGAATAGTCGGGTAACGCCCTTAAAAGATTGTAGGCGGAGTCGTTCTTCCTGAAAATAAATGCACTACAGACACTAAATAGCAGATGCCGAATCGTAGTAGAGATTGGAGCCTACGAGAGCTATGAATTTCCCCACAGGCACATCAAAACATTATCAGGTGCGATTAACTAATTAACAATTATGAGTAAAAGACTTAGTGATATTCCAACAAGTTGTCCAATGTTTGATAAAGCAATAAAAATACTTGAAAACCTTAATTTAAATGAGGAAGTATATGAATCTGTAAAAAACGATATTGATACGGTTATTGACTACATAAATGAAGGTCGTTCAGTAAACGGAGATTTAAGAGATTGCTGTGTGGATATTGCGGAAGAAAAAAACAAGGAAATTGATTCACTATGTAAAGAAATTGATGAACTTAAAGAAGAGGTTAGGTCATTATCAATTAACTAATAAGATTATATGAAAGCAGGTTTAATGTTGGGTGTAAACCCAAATAGCGAAAGAGAGGAAAATGATTTTTATGCTACAAACCCTATAGCACTAAGAGATTTCTTAAGTGTATATAAAGAAAAAATCAATGCACCTGTATGGGAACCAGCCTGTGGTCAAGGACATTTAGCTGAAGAGTTAATTAGTAATGGATATGATGTTATAGCAACCGACCTAATTGATAGGGGATACGGTAATACTGGTGTTGATTTTTTAAGTGTTTTAAACGATAAGCACGATGGAGATATATTAACTAATCCACCATTTAAACTAGCAGAGGAATTTGTAGTAAAAGGAATTTCACAATTAAAAAATGGTAATAAATTGATAATGTTACTAAAAATACAGTTTCTTGAAGGTCAGGCAAGAAAAAAACTTTTTGAAAAGTATCCTCCAAAATATGTATACTGTCATTCAAAAAGACAACAATGTAGTAAAAATGCAGATTTTGAAAACCTAAAGGCAACAACACAATTTTATGCCTGGTTTGTATGGGAAAAAGGATACAATGGAGAAACTATTATTAAATGGATATAACTAACAAAACAACTACATAGAGTATCAGAACACAGCGGTGGCTCTAAGATATTAAATATATCACTTCATCGGGAGCTGAGCTGTACTCTGGTACTGTATGTAAACATTGGTGTGTCTTTTGCGGGTAAACTGCCGTCACTATTGACGAATAGGTTAATGACGTTGGCAGGCTCGCCACAGGCACATCAAACATTAACAGTTAATAAGATAACCTATGACACAACAATCAACTGTAGAGGAGCGATTCAAGAATCGTTACGAAAAATCATCAATTTATGACGAATTATACGCAGACTGGTTCCCAGACGATGTAATTCATTTTATGAAGCTAGAAATCCAACTAGCAGAACAGAAAGCAGAGGAAGAACTTATGAAAAAACTATATTCAAGTATACAAGATGATTATATTGAATGTACTATAGGTTATTTTTTAAAAGACCAAGCTGAAATACTTGGAATAAACATTAACAGTTAATAAAGTAATTATGCCGTACAAATCAGAAAAAAAAGGAATACTGATCCCAAGGGACTTGAAAAAAAATGTAAAAATACCGTTATCGGAACACGAGAATGTACGACTACATTATTTACAGTCAAAATCCCAACGCGCAACGGCGCGACATTTCGGAGTATCACGTAGTTTGATCAGATTTATTTGTTTCCCAGATAAGCTCGCAAGTCATAAAGAAAAGTACAAAGAGAAACAAAAAGATGGGAGATATTATAAAAAAGAAGTACATACTGCAAATGTAAAAGAATACCGAAAAAGAAAACACGATCTCTTCAAAGATGGGAAATGCGAGTTATCCACAGTTTAATTCTCTAAAAATTTGCACTCTCAAATAAGAGGAGTATAATGGTTCTATGGTAAAAAATGCTACAAAAAAAATAACTCAATTTCGATGTCGAAATAGCGCACTTAACGAACAGGTTCGTAGCAGTACCTTCCATATTAAGTGTGCTATTTTTGTATCGAGATGTGCTTTTTTATCAATTAGTAACCTGTTCTACGCTTATGGAAAATAATACTGCAAAAAATAAATCAAAAGTGTTCACTGACGCATTTGGATATATGGTACGTGGGTACAGCGTGATCCCGGTGGGGAAAGATAAACGACCACTACTACGTTCATGGAAACAATATCAGACTGAAGCTGCGGACGATGATCAAGTAACTAAATGGTTCACCGAAGATTACAAGGACGCGAACGTCGGGATCGTTACCGGTGCCGTATCAGGTATCACCGTAGTTGATGTGGATGTATATAAGAAACCATTCACCCACCCAAAAGAATTTCCACCAACATTCACTGTAAAAACAGGGAACGGAGGTTTTCAGTTGTACTACAAATACCACCCAGGGCTTACGATCTCAGCGAATGGTTACCCAAATCTTCCAGCAGTTGATATCAGATCCGACGGGGGGTATGTAGTGGCACCACCATCAGTAACTGATTATGTGAAAGATGGAAAGAAAGCAGGAGGTGAATATATCATTTACAAGGATCTCCCGCTTGCTGATTTTCCAATTCATATGTTCCCAGAAACAAAGCCGAAGAAAAAAATGTCGGCAATTATCGGGACAGCAGAAGGAGGGAGAAATGATAATATTGCATCAGTGACAGGAACACTCTTACACGCAGAGCGTGACGAAAAGAAATGGGAGAGTGAAGTATGGCCAGCAATACAGAGAATCAATGAAACATTCTCACCACCACTTCCGGCGAATGAGTTGCGTACGACATTCGAGTCGATTATGAACAAGGAACGGGTACGAAAGTCGGAGTCGATTATCAGTCCTATTCAATTCAATGATCCACAAGGAGTTCCGGCAGGTGAAGTAAAAGTATCACTACGTAAGAATGGGAACGGGGTGCCGTACAAAGATATGGCGAATGTGCTCGCAGTACTCTCAGCTCACCCATATTACAAAGGGACGATCAAGTACAACGAGTTCAGACAGGATATCGAATACAATGGCCGACCGCTCGAAGAGGGGGATATCATAAAGATTCAGGTGTTTATGCAGGTGGAAGGATTGCTCCCAGGAATATCGAAAGATGCAGTCTATTCAGCGATTGCGCACTATGCCAATCAGAACAAATATGATGAAGCGCAAGATTGGTTGAAGGCTCAGGTCTGGGATGGTGTCCCACGACTCAAAAATTGGCTCTCAGAGGCCACAGGAGTACCGGATGACGCATATCATCAAGGAATAGGAGCACAATGGTTTATGGGGCTTGTACGGCGTATCATGGAGCCAGGATGCCAGTTCGACTATATGCTCGTATTCGTTGGAAAGCAGGGGATCGGAAAGACAAGTCTCTTTAGAATTATTGGGGGTCCTTGGTACAAATCATATACAGGTCAAATTGATAATAAGGACTTTTACTTAGCGCTCCGTGGAGCAGCAATAGTCGACCTTGATGAGGGTGCGGCAATGTACAAATCAGAGGCGATTAAGATCAAATCAGTGATCACAGAAACACACGATGAGTTCCGGGCACCGTACGATCGGGTAATGAAAAAGAACCCACGACGTTTTGTGTTCTCAATGAGTACCAACGATACGGAACCATTCCGTGATGTGACAGGTAACCGACGCTACTGGACACTCGATGGACACCACACCGTGAACTTCAAATGGTTACAGGAAAACCGTGATCAGCTATTCGCAGAAACGTATCACTACTGGAAAGAGAAAATTGAAATCCCAGAGGTACCACTTGAAGATGCAATCGCAAATCAGGAACGGCACTTACCGGATGACTCATGGACAGATATTATCGTGAACGAAGTGCGACGATCTAAAGATTACTGTGAAGGAAACCCAGAGTTTTCCACAACTATTACACATGTTTTCAGCAACGTTTTCCCCGATGAAAATCTAGCACGGCTAGGGAAAGGGCAGGAAATGCGTATTGCTAACATATTTAAAAAACAGTTAGGGTTAGATAAGCGACGTGAAATGATCGACGGGGAACGAAAAACTATTTGGCGTATCAGCGATGAAAAAATTGAAGAACTCAAAAAGCAGAACGCAAAAAATACCGACCCTATGAAACCGTTCATTGATGCAGGACTTACGAAAGAAGAAATGTAAAAATTATGGAACCTCTTTACGAACATCAGAAAAAAATAATTCAGGAAGACCCAAAAAAATGTGGTCTCTTTCTGGGTACCGGAGGGGGGAAAACAAGAACAGCACTCGAACTTGCACGAGGAAAGACACTCATTATTGTACCGAAACAACAGAAACTCGATGAGACGTGGCAGAGAAATGCACGCAAGTTTGATATTGATTTAAAAATGAAAGTTGTATCAAAGGAAGACTTTCGAAGAGATCACAAAAAATACGAACGATTCGATACAGTAATTGTAGATGAAAGTCATTTTTTGTGCGGTATGTCACCGGATACACGTAGATTAAAAGGTAAGGATTACCCAAAGACGTCACAGCTTTTTGAGTCACTCCAGTGGTATGTAAATGAACACAATCCAGAACGGTTCTACTTATGCTCGGCAACTCCGGCAAGTAAACCGATGAATGTGTTTGCGATAGGAGTCCTTATGGGGAAGAAATTGAATTTCACATTATTCCGTGACCGATTCTATATGCAACGCAGAATGGGGTTCCGTATCAATTGGATTCCAAGAAGTGATAAAACAAGCCAGGATCTCCTTGCTAGTTATCTCAAGAGAATGGGTTACACAGGGCAACTCTCAGATTGGTTCGATGTTCCGGAACAACTTCATAAAACGATCCATGTAGGATTAACCCCTGAACAAAAACGTGCAATTAAGGAGGTGAAAGAAACAGAGGCAGATCCGATGGTGTTTCGTGCACGTCAAAGAACTATTGAGAATGGAATTTACTATGGATTCACTACGGTTAAAATTAGTGAAACTGAAGATAAACTTGAACGAGAAACAACTTATTACGATAATGAAAAAATTGATCAAGTACTACAACTCGCTGAAGAATTTCCAAAGATGCTCGTTTTTTGTAATTACACAGCACAAATTATTCAATTACAATTAGCACTTCAGAAAAAAGGATTTAAAGTGCGTACACTCACAGGGCAGACAAAAGATCGTGCTACCGTTATTCAAGAAGCTGAATCAATGCCACAGTGTATCGTGATAGCGCAGGCATCAATCTCAGCAGGTTATGAACTCCCATCTTTTCCGTGCGTGGTTTTTGCATCAAAGTCCTATAAGTATTTGGACTATGAACAAGCTAAAGGGCGCGTACTGCGTGCGAACGCTATTAAAAAAAATATCTACATTCACCTTGTAGTCAAAGGCGGTGTTGATGAGGATTGTCATAAAGCCATCATGGCCGGACAAGACTTCCATGAAAAAATAATGGAGCAATAACTATGAAATACTTATCTATTGATATAGAAACAACAGGACTCGATCCTGAGAAGTGCGATGTGTTAGAGATCGCGTGTATCATTGAAGATACAGAAAAGAAACTACCACGAGAGAGATGCCCGACATTTCACTATTATATTGATCGTGAATATTATAACTGTGATCCATTTACATGTGAAATGAATTATGAAATTTTCAAAGAAATAAATAAATTAAAAGGAGGTGAAGGTAAAGAAAAAAACTTAGTACAAGAAGAAAATTTTGGTGATATATTTGAAGATTTTATATTTAGTAATTTAGATGACACAAAAGGATTTACTTTAGCAGGAGCAAATCTTGAAGGTTTTGATATGAAATTTTTATATAAATTTTTATCTGAAGAAACAATATCAAGAATTAATAGACGAGCAATCGAACCGGCACACTTTTTTGTAGACTGGGAGAAAGATGAAAAACTTCCAACACTACAGGAATGTAAAAAGCGTGCAGGGATCGAAGGAGACGTTGCTCATAACGCACTCGATGACGCGTGGGATGTTATCCAGGCACTTCGAACACAGTACTAGGTATGAATAAATACATTATTAAAAAGACAATTATTGCTAAAAATATTAAACAAGCATTGAAGTTTGAAAAGAAAGCAGAGGTTGCAGAAATTTATCAGGATTATAATTATATCCCAGAATCAAAAACAAAAATGGGATTTAATAAAGAAAAACTATGATAAAACGAGAAGCAAAACATACCGTTGTTTGGGGGAATTATTTACGAAACAATAAATCTTTCGTTGGTATTTTTGAAGTCAAACAAACACGTAACGATCGTTTATATTTTAGTGCATTTGAGCCACAACAAATAACCTCACTCGTTGCTGTTGAAGAAAATGGATACGTACACAAATTTAGTGATGCTGATCCACGACTAAAGATGGCTGACATATCTTCAGTACCACCACAGCCCGCATATGTTGTAATTAAATTTCCAGAGTCTTTTGTTGCAATACGAATAGGTGATTTTGTCAAGTTTATGAATGAAACGGAAAATAACTATATAACATATGACGAATCTGTGGCTATAGCAACAAAGCGAGTGTATCTATAAAAGTTATCCACAGTTTTATTTTTCTTTCACTTGATATCGGTGCGATATCGTACTAGAATAATAGTGTCGAAGATTATTAAAAATAACTGTATACAATATGCAGAAAAAAAATACACAACAATATTTCCCACACTACTCTCGAGTGTCAAAAAAACATAAAGCAAAAATTTTGAAACTTGCTAAAGAAAACAACATAAGTGAAGCTGCTGCATTACGTATGATGATTGATGCTTATGAACCAAGATAATTACCCAGAAGGAATTGAACGATTTAACCCACCGTGGTTAGACGATGAATATACTGAAGAAGAAACTGAAGATGAAGAAGAGTGCGAAGATGACGAGGAGTTAGACACATTATTATTTAATATATAATATATGAAATATTCAGACAAATATGAACAGATGAAGATTGATAGTGAAAACGGTTTTGTAGAGTGTGATGAGTCATGTAAAGCAAAAGAAAATCCTGAAACTTTAGAAGAGTACAAGGCAACACTTGAGCATTACAAACATCATTCATTATTATCAGGGTGCTCTCATGGATGTTAATAAAAATATGGAAAACACATTTGAACTGTACGCTATCGTACAAAGCAAGATCAACGATCTTGAAAAAGAAAAAGAATCGCTCAGAAAAATTATCACCGATCATATGATTGAATCAGGTGAAACAAAACGAGAAACAGTATTCGGAAATTTCTCAATCTCAAAACGAAAGACATGGACATATCCAGAATATGTAGAAAAAATGAAAGATGAGTATGAAGCTGCAAAAGAAAAATCAATTTCTACTCGAGAAGCGACTTATATCGAAAAAGAATCGCTCACATTTACTAGTATTAAATTATAATTTATTATGACAACTTTATTTGTAGCATTTATTATAGTAGTAAGTATTACAATAGTCTACCTATTGATTAAAAACAAGCATTTGTCAGATGGTCTTTTAGATCACAAATTATATATCCAAAAGATGCACGCTGAATTGTTCCCAAAAGAGACAAATTTCTTATTTGGTGATTTATTAGGAGAGCAAAAAGAAAGAAATCGTATTGAAGAAATAGAAAAAATAATTAAAGATTTTCTTGATAATTACGAAAAAAATAAAAAAGCACTTGAGAAATATTTAGAGATTACCTATATGGTAAAACACGATGTTTCAGAAGGGTATGAAAAATCACCTACTTTTATTAATTCAGGATATATGAACGCATGTTCTGGCGGGTCTAATGTATTATTTGACATAATTACAACAACAGCTGATGTTTGTGAAAAAGAGAAAAGAACTAAAAAGGTCGCTAAAAAATCTAAGAAAAAATAATTATGCCTAAGAAAAAATCTGAACCTAAAGTTTTTGTAGGAACAAACATTCCACCGCAACTTATTGATTATAAAGTGAGTATGACTATCCGCACAGGGGAATATTCTAATATTGTTGTAGATTTCCACTTCGAAGAAGGAACTATAGAAGATGCTGTAATGACTATTGACAAGTATGTTGATGAAATGTACACAAAATACTACAACTTTCTTGAACGACCAAAAACAGTCCCAGTAGTACCTGTTGTTCCTGCAGCACCTGCAACTATTGCACCTGTTGCAGCACCAAAAAAAGAATTACCAAAAAGTTCTTTTGAGAAAGCTCAATCAATGATCAATGCAGCAAAAACAATTGATGCACTTACTGAGATTGAAAACCGAATCAAACTATCATTACAACTTACTGATCGTGAAAAAACCGAATTAGCCACTCTTATAACAGAAAAGAAAACGGCTTATGGAACCGTCTAAAATATCATTACCTAAAGGTTATCTGTCATGGTCACAACTTGATGTGTGGCGTAGAAACCCTGATCGGTACAAAGAAGAATACTTCTATGATCTCCAAAAGCTAGATACAAAGTATCTCCGATTTGGTAAATGGTTCGCTAAAGAAGTTGAAGAAGGGAGACATAAAAAATATTTTCCTGACTTACCTGTATACGACAAATTTGAGCATAAGATGGAGATCGAACTTGATGGAGTAAAATTACTATCCTTTATTGACTCGTATCACCCAGAAGAGCATGTTTTTCTCGAATACAAGACAGGAAAAGCGCCGTGGTCACTAAAAAAAGTGCAGAAACACGATCAACTAGCATTTTATGCACTCGGTTTATATAAACTAACCGGCAAGATGCCAGAATACTGCGATCTAGTCTGGCTTGAGACTGCAGAGATAGATGAAAGTAAAATGAAAGGCCTTTATAATATTGAAAACGAAGGAATTTATTTTACCGGACGAATGGAAGTATATCGAAGAAATTTTGATATACGAGAGCTTGAGCGTATCGAGGCCGAGATTATAAAATCAGCAACTGATATTAGTCAGGCTTATCAAAAACTTATCAATGAAATTTAATCTAAAAAATATGGAAACAACGCAAGAACAAATGATTATAAAAATAATCAAATATACTATTATTGGGGTTATAGTATTACTTTTAATAGCTACAATGTTTGGATCTGTAAAACAGGGACAAGTTGGTATTAAGACTCGATTCAGTGCAGTAACTGGCAAAGTGTTACAACCAGGTTTGTACATGAAATTACCACTAATTGAATCAGTGAAAAAGATGGATGTTCAGACACAAAAGGAGCAAGTAGAAGCAACAGCTGCATCTAAAGATCTCCAGAATGTTACAACAACAATCGCACTGAACTACTCAATTGATCAATCAAAAGTAGTTGAATTGTACTCATCAATAGGACTCTCATACAAAGAACGAGTAATTGATCCGTATATTCAGGAATCAGTGAAAGCAACAACTGCAAACTTTACAGCAGAAGAATTGATCACAAAACGTGAAGTTGTCTCAGATGAAATTAAAACTCACCTGTCAGAACGACTATCAGCGCTCGGTATTCTTACTCAAGGATTATCAATCGTAGATTTTAAATTCTCAGCATCATTCAATGAGGCTATTGAATCAAAAGTGACCGCTGAACAAAATGCTCTTGCTGCTAAAAATAAACTTGCTCAGGTTCAATACGAAGCACAGCAAGCGGTAGAAGAGGCAAAAGGAAAAGCTGAAGCACTCCGAATCGAGTCATCAGCAATCAACTCAAACCCTCAGATTCTACAACTTCGAGCGATCGAAAAATGGAATGGCGTAATGCCACAAGTTACAGGAGGTTCGACACCTTTCGTTAATCTTAAATAATATAGGGCTATCAAAAAATATGGAAACATTTAAAAAAATTATATTATTTACTCTCCTTGCAATAGTGACAGCATTGGTCCCACTTGTTGCGTATAATCAAATACACTATAAAGAAACCAGTATTGCCACGATCCAGTCGAAAGTATACCGGCTCCAAAAAGATATGAACCTATCTAACTGGAGAATAGAGGTTGAAGCAAGGGATCTATCTGGTGTTTCTGTAGATTCAACAAATGGAGAATGGAAAAGCCCTATAGTTGCTCAAGTGGAAACGATTCCTGAGTACTATGTTGCAAAAATATACGTTGATCCGAATAATCTGAAGGAGGTAAATAAACACGTGCTTATGCACGAAATGTACCATATTCATTTCTCAGAGATACAGAATTATATTATTAGTGATGTTGCTACAACGCAAGATCAAGTTAACAAATTACACTTTTATGAAGAAAGATTTGTGGAAAGTATCACCCGAGGAAGCGAAAAATAAGGTACTTATTGCCTTTGAATTTGCCCTTGTGATGACTGAAGTTGCTAAAAAAATGAATATAGAGATAACAAAAGAGCTTGTAGAGATCGCTGAGGATATACTCCTAAAAGAGATGGTATTAGGAGATCATGTATATTTTTCAAAAGAAATGCAAAATCTTGTTACTGCAGTATTTGGTACATATGAAGAGTCAAAAAATAATGAAACAAAATAAAATTGCTGTCAATAGGTCAAATGTGCTAAAATAGGAGTATCAATCCTGTTTTGTGCCCATATCAGAAATGGTATGGATATATTGTTTTGCTCGTAACACTTGTGTTGTGGGCACAAGACAGGATTACACTGATATGCGTTTCTCACTAGCTCAAAGTGAACTACTATGAAACATTTTATATTTATATTCTCCTTACTCATATTATTCATAACTTCAATGACATTCCGAGTAAGCGCAGAGGCACCTTTACCACAAGAACAGAGCTTAGATGATTTTACTATTGAACAATTAGTTAATCACTTTTCAATTCAACATGGTATAGACCCTAAATTAGCACTTTCAATGATGATGTGCGAGAGTGAAGGTAATCAAGGTGCAAAAGGTGATGGTCACAGAGCTTCCGGTATTTTTCAATACTGGACTGACACGTGGAAACGTCACTCAACAAAGTATTTTGGTGAGATATTAGATATCAACTCCCCGCTCGACCAAGCGAAAGTTGCAACAGCAGCAATTGCAGGTGGTGACGGGAGAGAATGGACAAGCTATAGAGCTTTAATGAATGGTGGATCTTATACTTTTTTCTATAAATTAGAACAAAAGTGGATAACTGTACGTTGCAATTATTTGTAAAAGTATGCGTGATTTGGATTCACGTGACGGGGGTGCAATTCCCTCATATCTGACAATGGATAAAAAAAGTAAACAACTTGGTTTAAATCATAGTACTGCAAATTATCATTTACAAAGAATGATATTAATGCACTTAGTTAAAAAAACAGGTATGGATACTTGTTTTAGATGTAACAAAAAAATAAATAATTATAAAGATATTTCGATAGAACATAAAAAACCTTGGATTGATACAGATATAGGATTATATTGGGATTTACAAAATATAGCCTTTTCACATAAATCATGTAATTATTCATGCGGACGAAGAAATAAAATAATAAATCCACCTGGTGAAGAATGGTGTTATAAGTGTAAAAATTCTAAAAAAATATCTGAATTTCCACCGTCTGTTTTAAAAAGAAGAAGAATATGTAAGAAATGTTTTAATACATATAGAAAAGATTTGAGAAAAAGAAAAAAGATGTTATAATAAAAAATGGGAGATCCTCGGTGGCTTCGGCGACCGTACGACCGCCCTCATACCAGGAATGGTATGTACGGATTCATAGCTTAGTGGCAAAGCGGCCGGTTGTCTGCCGGTTGATGTGAGTTCGATTCTCATTGGATCCGCATTGATTATGACGATTATTTCCTGAGGTAACTTGGGGTGCGAATTGTGGTCATAATCAATATTGACATGTAGCTCAGCGGCAGAGCATTCCCCTGTTAAGGGACAGGTCGTAGGTTCGATCCCTACCGTGTCAGCATATTGCCTTGTCGTCTAATGGTAGGACTTCAGACTTTGGTTCTGAATATCTTGGTTCGAGTCCAGGCGTGTCAACATTGCAGGTAATTGTAAATAATTCCTGCACCAATGGATAAGTATGTCGTTGCATACCCATTGGGAATTTGGTTCGTGATTCAACGCACAAGTATTGCATAACACAGTTTACAATGTGGTGATACTTGTGGTTATAGCCCTCATAGCTCAATGGTAGAGCATTCGTTTGAAGCACGAAGTACAGTGGTTCGATTCCATTTGGTGGCACACTTGATTAAAATAATATAAAAATGGTATAATATAGAAAACTGTTCACGATGGCAAAACCTAACAACAAACACCTGACAAAACACCATAGAGTGCCACGTTCAAAAGGTGGCGATAATTCTGAAAGGAATTTGTCGTTTGTACCATGCAATAAACATGAAGCGTACCATATGTTATTTGCAAATTTACCACCAGAAGAAGTAGCCAGGATATTAACCCAGACATGGATTGATCCGGACTATAAACTTATCGCAGTACAAAAGTAAACAACCTCCTAGGATAGAATCCATTACCTGTAGCGATACAGGTAGGAGGACAAAAACCACCCGTAATAGGTGGTTTTCTTGTAAACAAAAATCCCAAAATATGGGAAAGGGATTTCGTATCGCACCGAGAAGTAAGCTTAGGTGAGGAAAAAATAAAAAACTCCCTAAAAACCTCGCGGTCGTATATATCCCAGAGATTTATGTTGTTAAGTGTAGCGAAAGTAATTTTGCCTACAAACTTATATTACACTTAAATCTGGGATTACTAATATTATAACATTTTTTTATTTAAAAGACATAAATAATTCTAATATTTTTTGAAAAAATGATTTATATATTACATTTTCTTTTTTGCAAAGTTCCAAAGCTTGTGCAGTATCATCTTTAACTTCTGGAACAATCTCAATTGCTTTTTTAGCAAGATTTGCCAACCAATCATCTTTTAAATGATTACCGTAACAAGTCTTATTTGCGAACTTTCTATGTGGGAAAATTTTATCAGGAGTAATTGTAGGGTATTCTTTCAGAATAATATCCTTGTAAAGCTTCATAAAGGCCTGTTCTTGCTCTTTTGTAGGATAAGTAGCATCAAAGTTACCTGAGAAACAAACACCGATTGATTTACTGTTGTAATTCACAGTGTGCGCACCGGATCGGTGCATAGGTCGCCCTTGCCAAATGTCCCCATTCTTATGGATCACAAAAGTGTATCCAATACCATCCCAGCCTTTTCCGTTTACGTGCCAATCTTCAATCATAGTAGCAGTATGATGTGACGTATCAGCCAGTGGATTAGCGTCAGTTCCACCAGTGTGATGGCCAATAAGCATCTCAGGGAAATTAGTTCGTGGGAGATACTCCATTCTTATGAATGTTTTTGTTTTGTTGAGTTGCATATTAGAATTGGATTACTGGTAAATTAGATTTCTTAGGTTTCGCCTTAGGACCCAACTGGATCTCTCCAGGTTTTTTGTAAGGCTCATTTAAGAAGTCACGTAATTTATTTTCACGCCGTGATTTTGAAACAGCATTTTCTGGAGCAAAAACATTTGGAGAACTTTCGTGAGAAACACTTGGTAAATTAGATTTCTTAGGAGAATAATTAGACTTACCATAATCTATTGTGTCAAGTTTCTTATTATACGGTTCATATTCAGAAAGTGATTTAGGAACTTGTTTTGAAGCTTTATATTGCTCAAACTTTTTCGATAAATCTTTTGCTTTTTCAATAGCTGCTCTTTCATCTGCTGCGTTTTTTACATTTTTCAATGTTGTTTCACTTACTTGATCAAGAAGTTTTTTAACAGCATCATCACTCTCAGCCTGTAACAAACTTCGATACCATGTTGGTGTGATCTTACTGAGATTAATTCGGTTCAACCATTTCGCTGCAGTCTCACCTGTTTCATTTGCAAGTACTCCAGTAATGATAGACATTGGCCCAAAACCTGTACCAACAATAGCTGTTGCTCCTGCAAGTTTTCCAAAGAATCCAGGACTCATAAAGTCAGGAGCTTTTACTTTTGCAAGTGCATCATATGCAATATTAAGTGCATATCGTTTACGCATTTCTGCGTTCAACTGTTTAATATTAGTACCCCCTAAATCAGGAAGTGATTCAATTGATGAATCAATCATACGAGCAAGACGGCTGTATCCTTGTGCCTTATTTGTTCCACCCACTTCTGAGAGTGCGCTATATGCGTGATCACGTAGCGCTTTAGATAGGTCGAATGCCTCTATTGGAGATAGTTGACCACCATTTAGAGCACGCTGTACAAGCCCTGGGTGTTTCACTGCAATTGGTTCACCGCCAATTCGTAGATTGTCAAGTGAATTCATTACCTCAGCTGTTTCAGTTCCTGCTTTTATCGGTGATGTAATTACACCACGAGAGGATCTGATAAGTTGTTCTTTTGCTTTACCGAGTTCTTTCAATACACCTGAAATTCTCTCTTTAAGATTTTCTGTAGCAAATTTACCATTGTCTTGAAGTCCTGATAACCCCCCCTCTTTTGAAATTTCATCAGATAGGTTTTTAAGGAGATCATCTTTAGAAAGTGCGTTATCACCGTATTTCAATTCTTCATCAGCAATATTTAATGCTGCTTTTGCAAATTTATTTTCAGTAGCACTTCCTTGAGCAACACTTTTTATTGCTTTATAAATAGTATCTTTCGTGTCTGCCTGAGCTTGGTTAAAATGTCCTTTAGTAAAAGAATCACCCTCTTCAAGACCTTTTTTAATTCCTGTCATTGCCTCTTCAGCAACTTTTGTTTTATTAGCAAGGTTATAAATACCTTTTAATCCTTTTATAGCTAATGGAGTACCTACACCAAAAGCAATATCACGACCAATGTTTTGATCCTGACCACCAATAGCACCACCGGCAATACCCTCAGCTGCACCACGAGCAAGTCCTGGAGTAGCACGTGCAATTTTTGCAAGTGTTCCTACACCCTCAGCAGCTTTCGCAACACCTGGGATTGCTTTTGCACCGTATTCAGCAGCTTTTCCAGCAAGACCTGCAGGCCCAACTGGCGCAAATAACATACCTACATCTGCTGCAGTAGCACCAATCTTTTGGAATGTTCCTTTACCTTTAGCAGCCTGATTAAATTGTTGTGCTTTTTCTGATTCACTATTTAATAATGAATTTTCACCAAACATCGCGTCTGGGGTTGCAACCTGTGCAAGACCTACACCAGTTCGAATAACTGATTTACCAATTCCAGTTCCAATGTCTTGTACTGCATTACCAATATTACCTAGTGTTTCACCAAGTGTACGTCTACCTTCTCGGCCACTTCCTTCACCTTTTTTAACATTACGACTCGTAGCAGCTTCGTTTTGAGTCCATCGGTTTATAAGACCTTTAGGTTCAGAATTATCTTGTGCTGTTGGCATAACACCTTTTTCCATTGCATCAAGTTCCTCAGTTGTAAATCCTTTAGAAGTTACGGGAGAAGATTGTTCCATTGCATCAAGTTCTTCAGTTGTAAATCCCATACTAGGATCCTTTCCACCAGAAACACCCACACTTGATGGTGCAGGTGAAGAAACTGGTTTAAGACCTTTAGTTTCAGGATCATATCCATGTTTTTCAATGAATTGTTGTTTTGTAAGTAGGGCCATATATTTATGATAGGAATTTATTCACATATTGTGCACCTGATGTACCTAGTACGTCTTTTTTCTTGGCACCAGTTGATCGAGGGCCTCCTGTAAACCAAACAGAGGCAACATCAGCCCAATTACCATTACCTTTTGTTTTATCATTATAAATTTGCATCATTTTTCCTGCTACGATTTTATCTTGTAATTGCGGGTTGTTATAAAACTGTTGAGGGGTTACAGAATATCCAAGAATTTCTTTTGACCAAGGCGCAATGTTTCCTTGCATAACTTGGTATTTACCAATAGCTCGTTGGCCTTTATACGGACCTTTTGTTACTACAGGCCCAATAGCTTTGTAACCACCACTTCCGTCACTCTCATTTCGAGCGATTCGTCGCATTGCATCTTGTAAAGAATTTACACTTGAGGCTGAATTTGTGCCGCCACCAACTTTAGTTAAAGGGTACCATTTACCATCAGATGGGTTCATTTGATATTGAACACCGTTAATAACTCGTGTAGAACCTGATGATCCATTCAGATTATCTAACCCACCAGAGTAATCAAATGTAACATTTTCTGGATTCATACCCTGACGAGCAGCTAGACCTTCCATTTGTTTTTTAAAGTTCTCGTAGTTACTAGCATAAGAATTGAACAATTCTTTAGTAGCTCCCTGGATTGCTTCAATAGCATCTTTAGAAAGAACACCTGTACCGTCCATTGCATGCTGAATCTCTTTAGAAATTTGATTCAACTTAGATTGAGAGTACTTTTTAGTAATAGCAAATTCTGATTCACGTACTACAGATGTAGGGTCAAGGAATTTAGCATATTTAGTAATCAATGCTTGATGTTGTGCTGGATTTTTAGAGACTGAACTAATAGATCCGATCATTTGATATGCTTGTTTCGCAGCGTTGTACTCTTTAACAATAGGACTGTTGTTGAATGCTGTAAGAAGTGCTCGTTCATTGTCAATCATTTGATTTGAGTTTGAGCTTGAATTTGCAGCAACTTTATCAGCAGTTGCAATTCGTGCCTGAATATCAGTGATTGCAGGATCCATAGACTTAGCAAGACCACTTTCAATACCTTTTAATTGATCATACGTAAATGGAATATTAGAACCAACCCCTAGGTTGTAAGGATCAATCATTCCAGTTGCAATTGCATTTCTAAGTTTATTCAAGTTAATACCTGACGCACGCAATTCCTCAGCAGTTGGGACATTACCTGTATTATAATCACTCATCCAATCTTCTGAATAAGCATCAATTGCGTTAGGGTTTGTTGATCGTGAATTGTCGTACGCGCTTGTTGGTGAACCTGATGTGTCTCCTACATTATAACTATTTGAATCCCATTGATCAAATCCTCCTCCAGTATCTAATGATGAATCATCATAAAGACCTTCTGAACTAATACCTGTATCTGTTTGATCACCATTCCCACCGAAGAAAGATGAAAAATCACTTGTTGGATTTGCACCCTCAATCATAGGAGGATTCAAACGATCTCTGAATCGTTGATTTGCATCACGTGTTTCAGGAATAGCGCCTAAGTCCATAAGAAGTGGGTTAGTACTTCGTGTAAGTGACTGATTTTGTCGAGGAGTAATATATGGTTGATAGGTTGGTGTACCTAAAGGAAGCACAGATGGACGTGTACCTGTGTAATTAGGATTAACTGGGTTTGTAGGTTGATTAACCCATTGTTGTGAGTTAGACATGTTTTGTGTCTTAGCTTTGTTAATCAAGTTTAATGTGTATTGAACCGGGTCAGTAATTTTCCCAGCCTTAGCATCTTGTTTAATATCACGACGAGCAGACCCACCAAGAGTCATTCCCAACCCTAAATTACCCGCAGTTTTTTTAACTGTTTTTACCGGGTTTTTTACAGCACCAATACCTAAACTCTTGAATAGAGTGTCAGTATCAGCTTGGTTTGGGTTAAATCCTGAATTACTGCTAGTTGACCCTAACATTCCTGATAGCCCTGTGAATTTATTTGAACTTCCAAACATATATTAGAGTTGAGTATTCAACGGATTAGTCGTTCTATTATTTGTATAATAGCCTAATTTATCTGCAGTTCGTAATGCAGATTCATATTTTTTCTTACGTGGTTGTGTACCATAGTATCCACTATTAGCAGAATATACTGATGATAAACCTCCAGAAGAAACGTTGTTACGAGCCTTATTTGCATCGTATACATTACCTGTATTTAACTTAAAGTAATTGTTAAGTGAACTTGTAGGATCTGCGCCAAATTTATAATTGTAATCTCGAGCAGCATCAGAGATAGCACTTGAGTATTTATCACGTTGAGCTGCCTGATCTGACTCATACTTACTTTGAAGATTATTTTGATCTTGTGCACGACTTGTTGAAAATAGTACACCACGATTTGCTGCACTGGTATCAAGTGCTCCTTTATCAGATTTGAAACCTGCTTCGGCACCACTTAAATATCTATCATAGTCACGTTGAGCAAGACCTAATTGAGACTCAATATCTCCAGTTGCTTTTCGTTGTTCTTCTTCATAAGCAGGAGCAAGTTCTCGCTCTGATGCATTAAATAATGATTGAACCATGTTCGGATCGTATGGTCGTCCTTGTGCATCAGTAATTCCATTGAAATCCCCTGAGATAAGCCGGTTCATAATGTCAGATGCAATTGGATCATTCGCAATAGCGGACGCGACGTTCGGGTCGGTCATTGTATTATGTGCATTATCAATTGTTTGTTGATGTGAGTTAATCGCTCCCCATGTTTGAGGGCCTACGATTCCATCTACCTTTAATCCTTTTTGTTGTTGAAACTGAAGTACGCCGTTCATTGTTTTTGGCCCATAGATACCATCAACATTCCCAGAATATAATCCGAGATTTTTTAAGTAGGATTGCAGTTGTTTCACTTCATCACCACGTGAACCTGTTTTTAATAGTGTAGCCATATAAATATTATAACATTTAATTTAATAATAAGATAGATTAGAATCTTGGTTGTAACAAGATAAATTGGAAACTCACATCGACCGGAACTTCTCCTGGGGCAATACGCACTCCAGGTACTGTTACAGAACCTCCTCCACCTCCAGAAACTCCAACAGTTACAGAACCATATGATGTTTCTTCCCAAGTAACACGCACTGTGTTTGCAGTAATAGCATTAATTTGATAACGGTAGTGCCCACTACGTGGTGAACAAATAAGGTATGTTGGATCAGTGTTTAGGTTATGAGTAATCGTATAATCTCCTGTACCGTTTTTAACAATTGTCCATCCTACTGGTGCCGTAACGAATGTTCCTGATGATCCAAGTACTTCCCCTGAAAAAACAATAGGTTGATTGATACCATCATAAGTAAACAAATCCATTACATTTAAATTATCTGTCGTATGGTCACGTGCAACAATATTATCTGCATCAATTCCGTCTTTCCCGATAGTTACCACAACGTTTCCGTCGTTGTATGCGTAGAGATGATCATCTGGGTTGAGTTCTACTCGATAATCACTTCCTGAAGTTTGCAAAAGCACACCCTGTACCGGCTGACTCCCTGGTTGAAGTCCGTTTGACGGCATTGTTGAGTTCCCTGTAGAACCACCCCCTGGGTTTGCATTTGAGCTTTGTGACCCGTCAATATCCTGAAAATCAGAAGTGTTTACATCTGCTGTATCATAGTTAGAGGTATCTCTATAAATATATCGGTTGAAACCGTTGTCAGATAATGATGGCATATTAGTTAAATTCTGCGCCTTGTTCAATAATAGTATCAATCTCGATACCATCGAATACGATTTGTGTACCTTTTGTAAAGCCGCTCAAGCGCAACCGTATTCTGTTAAAGTTATCACTTTGGAAGTTAGCAAAGATAGTAGAATAACTATCATCTAATGTTCCTACATCTGTCCATTTGTCGGGAACATCTTTGTCGCATTGAAATTGTAGATTTACTCCAGAACCATTCTGATGGTTCACCATAATTCCACTTAATTGCTTTTTCATACTCCACATATCAATAAGTGAAACCCATCGAGTAATTACTTCAAAATAGAAATCTTTCCCATTATCACTCGTTCCTGTTTCTTGCTGCATTACAAGTCCAGTATTATCACCAACAATTTGTGCGATGATGTTTCCACTATCGTAAGTAACCATTGCGGTTGGTGTAATATCAACAAGATCATACGCTGTCCATACCTGTGTTGAAATAGTGTATCGTAATTGGCAGTTTGTATAAGTAACTCCATCTACAGTGATTGGCCCAACTGACCATGTAACACTATCTTTACCATCATAAGCACCTGTTACGTTTTCATAGTAACTTCGTGGAATTGCGTTGACAAATCCTTTTATACGACGTGATATTTCTTGTGGTTGTCCGTCATAGCGGAACCAATAGAATCCAGAGGAGTGATGGAAATAGAGACCATTTTTTGCTTCAACAATTGATTCTTGTGAGAATGTTCCCACGTTGTATGCAGGGTATGGATCTACTGAAGTTGCACCATAGACGCGATAAATGTGGTTTTGCTTGAACACAAGCAATGCTCGTGGAACTCGATAGAGTCCGGTAAATGACTCACCATCTTGTGGAGAAAGTTTTTCAATATAATCAGTCCCCCCAGTAATAGTACCTGTAAGTGATACGATATCAGAATAGTAGAGTTGATCAAGTATTGCATCTGCCACCCAGACGCGACCTTCAAAACCTGCTGATACGAAATCCCCCTTAGGAAGTGATGCAACGTTTGTTGATCCGTAAGTTGTCCCATTATATGTTTGAATAGGATCACCTGATGCTCCTGACCCATTTACGGTATATGTAAGATTCAAGAATTGAGAGTATCGAGCTTTGTTTGTTGATGAAGTAAGTGTCCGAACATTCGCCCAGTTGGTACCGTTCCATCTCCAGATAGTATTCCCTACCTGTGCAAGAAGTTGCCGATTTGTTGTAGCATTTTCAGCAAATTTACCTAAAGAAATAATTTTTCCCCCGAGTTGTGTGGCAAATTGAGTATTACCAGCACGAGTGGTGATAGCACCAATACGATCAAAAACAACGTTAATAGCAGTCGCTACCGACTGTTCTGGAGCAATAGTGTCGTTCATCTGGAGCGATTGGATAAGACCCTCTACTGGATATGGAATTTTTAAATCTTTTCTTGTTTTTGCCATATAAATGAGGTTAATCCTCAACACTCACCACCATATAGATGATGAGAATGAAGACTAAGGAACGATGTTAAGTGATGTAGTACCACCAGTTGTAGTTTTGTACAACATACCAGTAGTTAATCCACCAGTGATTGCTGCTGCGTCATCTGCGTAGGTAGGTACGTTATTTACCGTGATTTTTTGGTTAAGGTCATCAACTTTAATGTAAGTACCACTAATTAAGTTACCAATTGTTACAACCCCTACTTCAGACCTGAATCCATAATCAATACCACTTATTGTAGTAAATACTGATGAACTGTCCTCATATAGTCCAATTCTACTAACATCTAATGTTGTTCCTTTTGCTGATAGAGAAACATTATTAGGCTCTAATATAATTTCAGATTTTCTAGTATCACTATATAGCATTTCAAATATCTTTCTTGGGCCTCCACCAATATCATAAACTACTTCTGAATAGTTATTAGAACCTACAGAAAAATTAGTAGTAATACCCTTTACACCTGCACCAAATAAGTTATCACTAATAGAAAATTGTCCTGTTGATGAACCAAATGTAGATGAAATGTTTGTTACTCCAGTACTTGTTCGAGTAAATCCAGTATCTTGTGTAAGATTTCCTGAACCATCTACATAGAGAATAGAACCAGCGTCTGCATCGGCTACTTCATCACCGATAGCAATTCCACCGCCAGTACCAGTATCAAACTCTACCCATGATGGTACTGCAACAGTACCTGCATTTTTGTAAACTTTAGATGAATCATCTCGCTGAAGTACACAACTTACTCCAAATACATCTGCATAAGTAGTAGGTGGAACTCCTGTAATTACCCCTCCCATAACCAATCGGTTACCAACATTTGAAGGGTCTGCAATCGTACTAAAAGGACGAAGGGTTGGAATTTGTGAATATAATGGTTCCATAATATTTTAATTTATTAACTAGCTAGTAATAATAATTTGATCCTGTCCTGAATAGAGATTATTAAACACGGCGGTTATATTCTCTTGAAACTTCACTAAGTCAGGATCAGACTGAGGAAGAGTAATATCTTTACGATATTTGATCGCCCAACGTAAGTAAGGCTTATAAGATTCTCTATAATGTTCAGGAATTTCTTCATAGAGATCAGTGATTGGTTGCATTTTCTTATAGTAATCAATGTAGCAATTGTTTGCTTGCATTTGATCAGGGATAATAGAACTAAACCATATTTTATTGTCGAACACGGTGTACCAGACGGGTTGATTCATACTGGCCCGGGACCATATCTGAGTACCCGCTGGGATCGCCCTCGTTACACCAGTAACGCCCAGCAGTTGGTTTGTCGTATAATCAAGGCTTGTATATTGAATCTGCATAACTACTTGATTGAAATCAGTAGTTGCAACTGAAGCAGTACCACCCTGAGGGGAGAAATCCCCCACACTATTGAGTGTTATAGAAGTTGCACCAATTGTTGCATCTGCTTGTGAAATACCTCCGGTTGAGTAGTACGCTACTTGATTCCAAGTACGTTTATCACAATATCTCATGTTATAAGGAACGAGAATGTTGTTTGTTAAGAAACGAGCTGCGAGAAGTGATTGATCAGTATGTTCAAAATCAATATCATCAGGGAGACTAATATAGTTACATCCTGCAAGAACCTTAATCGGTTTGTTAAACACTTGTTGCCAAGGCTGTCGAATACCGTATAACTTAGATTGCATGAATGTTCTTGCATCATTAAGTGCTGTAAGTAAAAATTGAGAAGTGATTTGTGGATCATTTTCCTTGATTCCAAATAAAGCACGAACTGATTCAAACATATATCCTGGCGATGTTAGTGGATATGAAAGAACACTGATTGGCCCAGAGTATTCAGATGTTGTAGAGTCAACTGAGTTTTTCCATCTTATTTTATAGTATTCTGAAGTTGTTCCGGCTGTATCATACATTACTGTATTTACATTAGTAACATTTAATGTGATATCAGAACCTACCTGTGTATATACTCCATCTATCGTTGCTGACTTGAATATCTGTAACTTATCCCATTTAATCTGCTGTATTATTTCACCGCGAGCATGACTCTGTGTAGTAGTAGATACAGTGAATGCAGTTCCTGAATGGGCAGTCGATGTTACGATTTCTGCATTTTCATTACCCAGTGCTCCGAGTAATAATAGAATAGTAGACCCAGAAGTGAAGTCATTTGGGTTATCTGCACCAATACTCGTAACACCTGACTGATATACATTTGTCGTATATGTTGTAGCACGAATATCCAGAATATTCTGGATTGTTAACGTGTTCCCAATATTATGTTTTATAAGTATTGATGGATTCATAAAATTATCTTAACTCTGTTATAGTAATCTGATTACCTTCGACTCCTCCAGTAACACCAATTGATCCTGTGTTTACAGCTACATCAAATTCGATTGTATCACCGGATGTTAGTTGAACTGTAGAAACAAGTTTTAATCTTCGTTTCCAGAAATCAGAAGCACCTTCTGTACCGTTATATCGAACTGAATCTTGATCTATCCCAGATGATCCGTTTTTAATAATTTGAGCACTAGCAATTGAAGGATCAGCAGAATGACTTTCTATTGAGAAACTTCCTGTTACTAAGTAGTAACCTGTTCGTGGAGCTGTAAATATTCCAGTCGCAGTGTCGTATGATGAAGTTGTATCAAATACTTCTGTGTTAGCTATGAAAGGAGTTCCTCCTGAACCTAATGCAGATTGATATGCTTTTACTAGACATAATGTAGGTAGCGCATCCTGCTTTCCATTGAAAGTGTTCCAATCTGTTGAAGTAAGTGTACCTTCAGTAGTTGTATTCGCAGTTCGTACAATAGGATTAAATGGATCGGTGTTATTAACTCCGTTTCCACTAACTGATTGAACTCCGAGTGGTGTTCCTCCAGAGACCTGAACGATAATATTCATTCCAGGGTTTCCAGGAGCAGACGCTCCTCCGATTGTAACAAAACCAGTTGCTGTTCCTGAAATTGTTGCTCTTATTGAAAAGTTGTCACTAGAAGAAAAAGATTCATTAGATGATATTGTAAAATTTCCTGTAGTCCCTGATGGTATTACCACACTTGAAGTTGTGTCAACGCCATTTTTACGAATTACAACAGTTGCATCTTCATTACATGAGTTTGAGTTAACAAAGAAATGAATACTTTTAACAATTACATTTTCATAAAATGGACTTAATATAGAAGCTTCAACAGTTTGGTTGTTTGCACTTCCTAAAAGTCCTGCATAAACTGTTCTTGATGAAGTTTGCATTACTAAAGCAGAAATTGTGTACACTCGAGTATCAACTCCTCCTCCTGCTCCAGCGGCTGACCAGTACGAGTCTGTACCATCTGTAAAAAGAGCTTCTCCAGCGTGACCTGTTTGATCTGGTAATAAATTATTTAATGCGTCATTAGCATTGTCTGCACCTGTTCCACCGTGATCAATACCAAGCACCCCAGTAATATCCGAGGCATCAATTGTATCCCAAAGAACGTCAGTTTCAGTGGCGTTTACTTTAAGGAATTTCCCTGTATTACCTACAAAATTTGGATATTCGGTTCGTGTTGACATATATATACAAGGACTGGTTAATAATCCTTTACGAGAAACCCAAGTTATTGGATTCCCTAAAAAGACTATACTGCAGTTTCTGCAGGAACTTCTTCTTCTTTTTTGTCTTCTTCTTTTTTAATATCTTCATTAACTGGCATAGATGGTTTCAAAAACGAATTAGCTATTTGAGTTGCTTGGAATACAATTACTGCATCTTGAAGAGATAAAGATCCTGATTTCTGAGCAAGTTGTGCTGTTTGTACTAAAATTGTAATGGCATCGTTTAAATTCATAATATTTTTTTAATTATTATTTATAATACTGACGATTATATTATAACACTTTCTGAGAATCTTTACTACTGTGATCAGCTACGAAGTTTGCTAATGTTTCTCGGTTAAGCACTTTCTGTGGGATTTTGTATCCAATCTTTCCAAAGTTTTCTACGATTGATAAAAATTCGTGCATTGCAAGGTATCCAGCAACAATCTGAGGTAGGAATAGTATTTGGGTACCTAATGCAGTTTGTGTTATTGATGCTGCTGCGATAATCATTGGGAAAAATATTAACTTTATAACCGAATCAAAGAACTTTTTTGAACTGATTGGTTCATTTTGTTTGTACGCACCGATGACACCTGTAATGGTATCTATAATAATAAGAAGTATAACTGCTACTATAATTGAAAATCCAATTGTTCCAAATGAGAACTGTAATAACAGAATACCTATTGCACCTAGACATTTAGCCCAAAATCCACTTGCGAGGGCTGCGCAAGTTTCTCCTGTATATGAAATTATGTGTTCAATTTTTTGCATAAAATTAATTATTTAACAGTCATAAGACTGATAGGAAAAGCCATTGCTGACTTGCCCTACAGTGTTACCACTTAGTTTAGGTCTACCCATGTACTACCATCATATCCTTCAAATTTTGAAGTGGTAGTGTTGTATCGAATCATACCTTGTGTAGCTACACGTTCTGCTGTTGTACCTACTGGCACTTGGATCCCTCCTGTACCATTTACTACAACTGTGTTTATTTTACTTGTTGATGAACCAATCACCATTTGGTTTACTGCAGTGTTTGTTGCTGATTTACCAATAGCAATTGAATCTTTATATCCTCCTGTTGAGGTACTTTCACCAATAAGAATTGATGAACCTGAAGCGGTATTATTTACCGTATCAGCATACCCCGCATTTTTTCCGATAAATATACTGTTCGCAGCATTTGTTGCGTTATAACCAGCCTGAAATCCCATGAAGTTTGAATACTGCGCATTTATTGCCGCATTACCAGCACCTCGTCCAATCATGTTTGCATAATCTGCATCTGATGCAGTGTACCCAGCCGCATATCCAATAAAGATTGCAGTGGTCGCGCCTGTTGCTTGATATCCTGCAGACGTACCAATAAAGATTGAGTAAGGCGCAGTCGTTGCCTGATATCCAGCATTTTGTCCGATAAATGTAGCATTACTTGAACCGCTTGCAGTATTTCCAGCGTTATCACCAATAAAAACTCCATACTGCGCGCCTGTTGCATTTAACCCAGCACTGCGTCCAAAGAAGTTTGCAAATGATGCAGATGTTGCACCAGAACCAGCTTGTCGTCCGATGAAGTTTGAGTTAGTGGCAGATGTTGCATTTAAACCTGTTTGATAACCAATAAAGTTTGAATGTGAAACTCCTGTTGTTGGACCTTTTCCAGCTTGATAACCTAAGAAGTTATTATTGTTTCCTGTAGTAACATTCTGACCAGCTTGATAATTTAACATTATGTTGTTAATACCACCTGAACCACCAGTCAGTGCTGCACCAGAACCTAATGTTCCAGAGAAAAGGTTATTATATGTTGCATCTGCTGTAATTGATGAAGCTGGTGTACCCCATGCAATACTAGAACCGTTATAAACAATAGCATTACCCGATGAAGCTCCTGATGAGCTAATTTTACTAAGAGTTACTGCGCTGTTATCAATAGTCCAAACTGTCCCAGAACTAGACACACTTATATCTCCATAATCACCATCTGATACTCCACCTGTTGAGTTAATTGTATAATCAACACGATTATTAGTAGGGTTGTTTACTCCTGAAATGGTTACTCCTGTACCTTCGATAAGGTTGATACCTGACTGACTTGCGATACCTGTTCCGTTTTTTGAGAAAGCAATAGTTGGTACGTTTGCATAAGGTACTGAACCATTAGTTAGAATCATGTAGTCTAAGTCCCATTGTCGAACTTGTCCTACTGTACCACCTGCCATAATCATTTTAAGTCCTTTTACAGTTGCTGGTAATGCACCAAATGCTGTAATAGGTACTACGACTAACTGCCAAGTGTTTAATACTCCACGCTGTAATCCATATGAGAATAAGTTTACTGTTGAACCTACTAGAGTACCTGCACTGTTTTCAAATCGCACGTTTAATGATTTGTTACTTGCTACTGCTGTACCTGTAAATCGTACCCATACTTGTAACATTGTATATTGGTAAGCATCAAAAGATGTTCCACGAACAAAACGTGCACCTCTTCGTAAATCTGTACTTGCTTCTATACATTCTGTACCTTGTTTTGGGGAACTTGTACCAGCAAAATCAATAGTTCCAGTTGCTGGACTAGCTGCATCATAGGTAGTGAATGTCCAATCAGTTGTTGGGTCATCCATGTAGATTTCTTCACTAGCTATTGTAGGTGTTACTGAACCTGCTTCAACAAGAATAAACTGAACTTGTAATTGGTCTTCTGGAATAGGTGGCTCTACTGGACTTGATGATGGGTCTCCTGTAATTACAGTAACTGTTCCTGCTTCATCAACTACAATAGCATCAATACGATTGTTACTAGGGTCTGATGCATCTAATGTAACTTGACTAGCATTTGCTGTTTTTAATCCTTCAAAGAAATAATTAAGGAATGATACATCGTATACAAGTCCTGTACCTGACCAAATAGCACCTCCTGAAATCATATACTTACCTTGTTGTGTGAAATTTGCAGAAAATAGAATGTCATTACCGGTTTCAGTAACTATCATGTTTGTTCCTCCACTCAAAGTAACCGCACCTGTAAGTCCGTTGATATCTGTGACTCCTCCGCCACCTGATCCTGGTTTTGATGATAAAAATGACATAAAATTTAGTTTTGTTTATTTATTAAAACTTTGTTTAATTCAGATATAAGAATATTTAACTCTTTAATGTTATCTGAGTTAACTGTAACGACCTTGTGTACAGTTTCTGTTAATTGATTGATTTGCCATGTAACTCGCTCGTACACAGGTACAAGGTTCGAAAGACTCAATTCTATATCTTTCTTTTTTAAATCTAATTCATCAACTTCTTTTTTGAGAGATGTTAATGTGTTTTCCATTTGAATTTTTTCTACTATTTTAAATGCAAGATCTTGCGAAATAAGTAATGAACGTTCTTCTTCTGCATCTTCCAATATACTCAATTGACCTTTTTTAAAATCTATCAATTTGTCTATTTCTGACATAGATTGTGAAGATTCACTCAAATCCTTTAACAGAGATTCTTTCTCGTTCCTTAAAGGAACTAATTCTGAAATTAGTTTATCTCTCTCTTCTGCAAAAGATCGTAAAGTTATTTCTTGATCTTGAGTCATATTAGTAGCGTCGTGAATAAACAACTGATCCTGTAAAATTTATTGCGCCTGAAAGATCTAAAATAAAATCTTCACCAGGTCGGCATTTGAATCGAGGAACTCCATCATCACCAGGTATATCATCTAGTGTAAGACCTTGAGCTGTATCTAAATCAAACTCTGCAAGGACTCGTGATCCAGCTTTCATTTGAATAGTTACTGCTGCTGCTGCACTACCAATAACCTCATGAACATAGATCCATGACTCAGTATCTCCAGTAACAATAACATTGTCACCACTTGAGCTTATATCAATAGGTAAACTTATTTTACCTTCATGTACATCTGTTAACATATATTTCAAATGGATAGATTAGCCTACCCAATAACGAACCCGATTTTATTCGGACGCGCTATGGAAAGACTACGATTATGTAGTAACTCCGTCTCCGGCACTTGCCATCCAAGTTTGCATGTTAGATCCACCCATGATTGCCACTGAGTTGAAGTTAGATACAAAGTCTTGGTTACCTGGTGCATCGTAGAATACAGGTTCAGCTTTTGATGCCATAGCTTCAATGTACTGGAATCCGTAATCTTCGTTTTTCATGTTTCGGTCAGTCAAGAAGAACATAGTTCCTGTTAGACCAAGACCTCCCCATGGTGCAAGTTCAACAATTTCAAATGTTTCAGTCGCAGGAGCATTGTTAAAGATGTTTGTCTGGTTAGGAGCGATACCTTTATCAATTGTTGCTTTAATAGACTTAGCAAGTTGAGCAGTGTTTGAACCTTTTCGGCAGATAAGAGTGTTGAAATCAATCATCATTGGGTTACCACGTCCGTCTTTGATCAGAGATCCTTGTCGGCGAGCAGCAAGCAATGCTGAGTATGAAAACACTGGTGATGGTGTAAGTCCGTCAACGATAACGTTTGACCAAGTTGCACCTCCATCTTCTCGTGGGTGAGCAGTGTCCCAGTAAGAAACATTGTCAGCACCAAGAGTTGAAACAAGAGTAGGGTTACCTACAACGTTCAACGGAACCCACACGAATGATGTTCCCCAACCATTAGCAAGTAATGATTGTCCAAGGTAACTTTTAGATTGTTCAATAGCTTTCAAACCGTCAATTACTTTCTTTTTAACTTCAGCTTTGATTTTAGCCGCAGGTGAGTCAAACAAGAAGTAGTTTGATAGGTAAGAAATACGAACTTTCTTAGTGAACAATACTTGAGTATAGTTCTTTGTGAATCCTTGAATCGGCGCATCTGAAGCAGCAATTGCTCCATCTGGGATGATTTCAGCCATTCCAAGACCTGTAATACCAGTATCTGTATAGATACGTTCATTATGTTCGATCTTGTTCATGTACTTCAAATATTCTTTGAATTCATCAGTAGACACACGTGGAATGATGTGTTTCATCACGTTGTTTACGATTGTTGCGTAACCATTTAGATATCCATCCATATAATTTTCTTAAATAGAATTAATAATTTAGTATTAAACGAATCGAACGATAATTTTCTTATCAGCTGCGGCTCCGTAAACACCCATTTGTTCGACCACTCCGTTTGCGTCATCAGTACCAGTGTTGTTTACTGTCAAAGAGTCAGTAAGCACCATTCGTTGGTTAGTATGAGCTGCGTTAGAGTTGTTAGTACAATCTGCGATATAAGTATCGTTTTCAAAAATTTGATTGATACCTAATTTTGTTGAAGCATCTGCCACAGAAATTGATTCTGTTGACACACCTTTAACTTCTGAGCGAGCAGTTGAAGAAGTAGCTGGAGCTGAAAGCCCTGAAGCTGCTTTTGCAATTACTTGCAATTCTGTAATTACTGTTCCAGTAGCCTTGTCCGCTTCAATTCGTGAGCGTGAAGGTCCTGCAACTACGTTTAGTTTAAATGCCATATAAAAAAGCGATATATCGTTTATGATACACCGCTCTTTCGTTCATTTAATCAAGTATAAGTTCACGAGCTCTATCCTCAGAAATTCCCGCAGCTTTCATCTCGTCAACGGACTTTTGTTGATCTGGTGTTAAACCATTTCGAACGATAGTACCGCCTGGAAATTGCATTGCGTTAACTTTATTTTGGACATTTGCTCCTTTAAGCACTCTTTCTTCAATAGATTGAGTTGGCTTAAACATAGCACTTCTTGCCAATTCTAATACCTGAGATATCTGAGTTCCTGTTTTTCCATCTATTTTATAGTTGGAATCGAAGAAATCAACAAAAACGTCTCGAACATTTTGGTCTGAAAACTCTGGATGTTTAGAAAAGAAAGAGTCTATAATAAACTTATTTTCAGTTTGTATTTGTTTTTCGGCTAGAATTTCGTCTAACTCATCAACGCTTACAAACTTCTTTTGACTGCCGTCATCCGGCTGAACACTTGAGGGTGCATCATCACGATCTTGTGAAAATTGCGACCTATTACTGTTAATTAAATGACCAAATTCTTCTCTAAACTTCTTTAGTTCTTTTTGAACTTCAGAACGTTCATCTTCTGTTGAGGCAGTTTCACGCTTTTTAAGCATCTCAGAAATCTGCAAACGAACAGCATATGATTCTTCTGATTCAAATGGACCTCTTACAGGTACACGTAAATCATAAGTAGGAGTTTTTTCGTCAGTTTGAGCCTCTTGTGAAGGAGTTTCTACGGCAGTCTTAGAAACATCTGTACTCTCAGGAATTTCTTCCTTTATTTCTACAGTTTTAGATGGAACGCCATCCTCGTGTTCAGCCTTTTGTTCTTGAGAACTAGCACCTGCAATCGTGTCGTTGATTAATTTATCCAACTCTAAGTCGGAATCATCGTCAATAATCACATCTTGCGCTTTTTGTTCTTCATTTTCCATGTAGTACATCCACTATCGCGGGATGAAACGATCTACATACTAGTATTATACGACCTTTTAAAAATTAATGCAAGTAATTAGCGACTATCATATTTGATCATTGTCGCTATTTTCTTTAGTTCAGCTTTCAGTTTGTCAAAGTTGACACTTCCGTCTGGAATAAAAGAAATTGCATGCAGCTGATAATCTCCAAGAATACAATCTTCCTGACTATTTATATCAGTATATTTTAAAGGTATTAAAACACTGTACACTTCTTTGTCTCGAGCTTTCAAAAATACAAAATTGTCTTGTGGTTTGAAAGTTTTATCAAAAATTTCGATAAGTTCTGGTCGTTCCAATGGATTTACTGGAAGTCCGCATGCTTTGTTGAAAAAATTTGGTGCAATAGCTGTTTCACCAGGTTTTGCGTAGAAATAATCCTTTACATCAACATTTTCACCTCGTGTATTTTTTAATATTTGAGGTTCAACAGTAATTTTCTCAAATGAAAGGTCATGTTTTTGAACTTCAACCACTTGAGCTTCTTTTTCTACTGTTGGTTCTTCACTTTTCTCTACTTGTCCGGCTTTCAATGCAGCAATTTCAGCTTCAAGTTCCGCAACCCGTGGGTCTTGAACTTTTTCTACTTCCTTTTCTGCTTTTTCTACCTTTTTTAATGTTTTATCTGTTGCCATAGCAAGAATAACATAGGTATCCGCCTATGACGGGTTCTTTGCTAATAATATTTCTACTAGGATGAACCTCCTAGTAGCAGATTTTTAAAGGACTCATAGAATTTTTTAACAAAGTTGAGACAACTTTTTGGAGTTTGTTTCTTTGTTTTTTTAATAAGCTCAGGAGTAACGACAAAACCTTCACGATCTTTGTCTATTTTAGCAATATTGAAAGCCTCTTCAATAAGTGCAAATTCCAATGGGTACGGATGTTCATATGCTAAGTGAACAGTTTCACCTGCCTTGAAATCTCGCTCAAGAGTAGCTGCGATATTCCGTGTAACATATACAACATTGATCCGTTCTGTATCAACGAATGCAGGAGCAAGTTCTTCTGAGTTCACGTAGTGAGAAAGTAATTCAATAAGTTTGTCAGCAGAAATTTCAAATCCATCTTTTTTAGTAGACGTAAACTTGATAAGCCTGTTTTTAATAGCTTCTGGAGTGTGTTTTATCTCCACAGTATAATCTTTTTGTTCAGATTTCATTCCCGCAACCTTTTTTGCTGCAACTTTTTTAGTTGCTTTATTTTTTTTATTCAGGGTTTTCATAAAGTCCTTGTTTATAGTTCTCTATTTTTGTAAAGAATCGTCCAATAATAGCAGCTTCTGTTTCAAGAATTACTGCATTCACAACAGTGCTGTGTTCGTTTTCGCCAACGATAGAAGCAAATTGTGTTTTGCATTCGTTCAATAACTCAATCACTTGAGGTATGTTAGAACTTTGTGCAAGATTTAATTTTTCAGCATTTGTTAACATATTTTTTATTTATTAGGTGTCATCGGCATTGACGCTGCATAACCAAGTGATCCGTCAATTGCTCCCCCTACTGGACCTTGCGGACTAGCTATTTCTTCCATGGCTTGTGGTTGCATTGGATCCCCACCATCTGGAGTCATTTCCTGTCCAGGTGCGCCTTCTCCCTCTTCCGGATTCATTTGTTTATTGATTTGTTGCATTGCCATTTGTGACGCTGGTAGTTGCTCTGCAATAATTTCTTCGTATGTCTTTTTTGAAATAAAATCAAAAATATTCTTTCGATATTCCTTAAGGAACTGTTCAAATGATTTTAATTGAGCTGATGCAGCTTGTGGATCTTGCATTCTAACTGCAAATATCTGAGCCAATGAATTTTGAATGATCGGATATATTTCTGCAAATTGCTGTCGCTGAATTTCTTCTGACGGCAAGAGCATTGAGTTTGGATCAATTACAAAGTCGATGTAATGCGACAATTGTCCGTAATAATCCATCTGATCATAGAGAGCTTTAGCAGATACTTTTCGCTCTGGGACATCTTCTATTAATTTCCCCCCTTCATCAAAATCAAAATTAAGACGTAGGTTAGGTGATGCTGCAACAGCAAAACCTTTGAATGTATCACTTTCATCAATGATAGGTTCTGATTCTACATAGTAGTCAGGATTTTGCGCCTTGAACTCTTGGAGCTGATCTTCGTTTGAAATAAGAAATACTTTATCAACTGAGAACAATTGTTTTGTCCATGAGTTTGAAATAAGCGCATCAATTTCAAGACCATCTACAACATTGTTTCGAGCAATCACTAATCTGTTCTGTGCTGCTTCTTTCAAGATCAATGTTGAACCGAGTGTGTTTTCAGAACTTGAACCTGCAATAATATTGTTTACCCCTGTGTTATCTTCGATGTTTTGTTTTTGCTGATTAGCAAATTGAATACCTGCCTGCAAGTTCGCACTTGTTTTTACGACGTCGATGCTCGTACCTGGAGTTTTAGGGTTTACAATGTTCGGGCCTCGTTTGTACATCGCAGTACCATTTTGTACTTGTGCCCCGAAGAGTAATGGAAAGATTTCTGCTTCAACTTGCTGTGCGTTCAATGAGTTGATGTAGGTATAGATTGCTGTGTTACCACGCATCATTTCATAAAGACCAACCCCGTATGGATCATTCATTCCTCGTGAGAAACATTGTACTACTACGACTGATCCGTATGAATCGTCGTTAGGAAGTTCCCCATCATAGATTACCATTTCACCACAAGCAACGATAAAACGATTCAAAAGTACATTCTCGTAATAACTAATAGTCACGTGTGTCTTTGATTTCTCAAAGTTTTCATTTCGTGCCTCATCAGTAACTCCAATACAGTAATCCAATTTACCTTCGAACCCTTCAGCCTCTGGGTACATTGCAATGAACTGATCTTTCGGCATGTCTTTTTCATAGTACACCTCAAATTTAGAAAATGTATCATAATTGTTTGTTCCAACACCAAGCCATGTTCGTTTCGGATCCATTGGCTCTCGATATACATCATCAAAGAGAACTTTCGCAACACCGTTTCGTTCAACTTGTACGCGTCGTGGGTATACACGCCAAGCAGCCCATCCGTAAGTGAATAGGTTTTGATACGTGTTCATCAAAGTTGTGTTTCCGTTCGCAAGGCGGTTTCTCCATCCTCGTTTCCATAGTTCGTATGCAGTCTTTGCATACACTTTAGAGTCAGAAAAAGTTTCCCCATCAGGTAGTTTACTTCCAAGTACTGACGCTGCAGTAATAATTTTTGAGAACGCGAGTGGTTCCTGAGCAACAGGTACACCGGATCGGTTCTGATCACGTCCTGATAGTTTCTGTGGGTACACGTTCATGTCGGTATTACCGAGCGCATTTTTTGTATACGTCAAAACAGAACCCCATCCAGAACGTTCATATAATTTCTCACCATAAGATACCGTTGTGTTCACTAAGTTTGCATCAATCTCGTCAGAAAGATTATCGAATTTTTTTCGATATTGAGATTCCTTCATCTCTTTCTTTTTATTTGCAAGAAATTCCAAAGTTTTTTTATCCTTTTTCATTTCTGGACTGTCAGTCATGACAGGGGTTTCGGTTTTTCGTTTAGCCATAGATATATTATACAACTAATAATAAAAAATTACAACACAAATTTTAATCTTCATTAAAAACCAATTGCATGAGTGACTTTTCGCTCGCCGGAGCTTCTATTGTTTGCTTCCCATACTGAAATAAAATCGCATATCCGATCGCTGTCGCCATAATAACGTCATCGTGTTTTCCTGAAAGAGCGGCAGGGTGTCCTTTTGCGTTCATCACAAACGCTTCCATTTCCTCAAGCAACGCTGTCGGAAAATGACGTTCCTCTTTTCGTAAAATTATTGCCTTGAGCGACATCAGTGCCGTGATACGTGACGATCGGTTCGTGAGGAACCCGTAGTTCTTACTCATCGTTTTTGTCACGTCATCGAACGCCTCTCGATAGTACACATTCCCGTAACCACTTGCCACAATCGCAGCATTGATCCATCGCCCCTCACCGTTCACTTCGATTCCGAGCATTGCATTGTTGTAGTACTTTGCAAGCCCAATCGCAATATCTGGATATTCATCTGCACTCACGTTACTCCGATAGAGCGCGACAATCTCCTCCGTAACCCTATTGATCACCGTCATTACCTGTGAGTCCCCGTCCGATGTTCCTTGTGAGGTATCCCCACCAATAATATAATGCACCCCTTTTTCCGGATGTTTAAATATTTCCAAATCACCATAATGGTTTTCCTCAACAGTTCCATTAAGAATATCGTACCTCTTTCCTTTCTGCGCTTTTTGCCATAACTCTGAAACTCTTCGTGTTGGAAAGTAAGTCTGGCCACTCGCAAGAAATGCCTCCTCCGGAATAGTTGGATACTGCTGATTGAGTTTCCGTACGTCGCGCCCGAGTTGTTCCCATTGCATGTAGTAGTACGTCATTTCCAAATCAGAGAGTCCGTGATCCTCCTGATACATTCGCCAGTCAATTTCTGGACATGCCTCCATATCCTCCACCTTAATAACCTTTCGAATTTTTGAAATTTCCATCGTGTCCCATGTCCAGTTGTAAAAGTGTGGCATGAACCGGTACTGCGTGTCAGCAGGTTCAATTGTATCTCTTCGGTACCATTCAGCTTTGAACATTGTATGAAAATCATCCGCCATGGTCTCCGCCGTACTCTCAATAAAAATATATCCCTCCTTTGGCACGGCCGGGAATGTTCCCAACTTAACTTCACTCGCACGCTTGGGGAATTGCACACACATCGGGGCGTACTCGGAAATATGCGCATAGTGGAATGTTCCTGATCGTCCAGAAAGAGATACAGAAATAGCCGACTTCGATTGGTCGTCTCCTGTCTCTCCATTTTCCAAATCATTAAACTTCACCTGAATCTTTCGTGCTGAGTTTCGTGCAATTTCAAACAGTGACTCCTTAAGTTCGGTACACATGTTCCGCAGTGGGAAATCAATCTTACGGTCGAAAATTTCTACCGCTTCCTTTTGCAAGTGGGCAATAATAATAGCTTCACGATCCTTATTGAACAAAATCTCATCCAACATCCAAATATCAATAAACGTAGTAAATCCTAACTGGCGACTCTTTAAAATAACGTGCCGGAGATAGGGATCCTTAACGTTCAAATAATTATCAAAAAAATGCCGTTGTGCTTTGTTCATTTGGAACACCTCCTTTTTCATATCCTTAGTGATAATCCAATAGAGATTATTCATACGCCATATCTTATCAAAAACAAGCCCTGGGTTTTCCATGAGTGAAGCGATGACCATCTGGTTGTGCATCTTTTGGTCTGATGAATGTTTCATTACGATTATTTTACAACAAAAAAAATAATAAGTACATATGGTACCGTTTTGTAAAAATTAAGGGGGGGTGTTTCTGTGAAAATAAATAGTTAATAAATATGGTCGCGTCTTTGTTGGGAAAAGTTTTTGTTTTTTTCTTTGGGGTACCAGTACTTATTTTTATTTACAAACAGGGGGGAGGGGGCAAGGGTCGACCCCCCCCCTCACGCGAGGATCAGGCGCAATAAAAAAACAAAGCAATTTTTAGGTGCATTACTATACAATGGCATCAGTATATTGTCAATGTCGCGCAATATACATTTTACGACTATCTATCAGATCCACCAAAAAAGCGCCCTGCTCGGTGCGCCCTTGTTTTATTCCTGATCCTGGATCGTGTCGGCCTTGATCGTGTCGGCCTCGGCTGTCGCGTCCACTGTCGCGCCCTTGGCGTGATTCTGGAATATAACTTTTAGATTATTGATCTTTTCGCCGTCGCCTTTTTCCTTCGGCTTAATATTCATGCGATCCCATACGCTGGCCATCGTGTCGGCCGCCTGGATCAGTGTTTTAAAATCCTCCTTGGCCATGTCTTTATGCTTCAAGGTGTGCAATATCTGGAGTACAACATTCCCGGACTCGGCCGCTAGATCGCGCATCGCGTTGGCAAAACCTTCCGTGCTCTCGATCTTTGAAACAATCGATGAAGCCACCGCCGGGGAATAACCCGCTGCCAGCGCGGCCTCCTTCTTCGTGCTCTTTCCTTGCGGCCGCAATACATTCATTGCATACGCGCGCTGCCTCATTGTACTGCCGTTTTTTGATCTCTTCATATATAGCCCATTATAACATGATATAATAATAAAGTAAACAACAAAAAACAACCCTTGCGAGTCGTTCCCTGTTTTATAGATCCCAAAAGCTTTTCCCTGTTAGATCAAAAATATCAGCTATACATAGACGGATCCCAACCAATCCAAAAATGATCACAAGCGTTAGAATAAAAGTAATCATATTATGCCACCGCGACCGGATCCGGATCCATTATCGCTTCATTATAGATCTCAAATAAAACATCATAAACATTCATTTGATAATCATTTACCATTTCATCAGTAGAATAATGATCAATATAAAACAATAACATCGCTTCGGCCTGATCTTTGATATATATGCCATTCATCATCCAGACATTATCATCTATTTTTTCGATCTGATCTTCCCATTTTTGATCTATACAATACGCCCGGATCGCCTCCATGTCGGCCTCGATCTCAATTTCTGCGCTGTCGGTAGTGTAATTATAGAACTTTGGCGAGAACGTGCCCACCACTTGCGCGCCCGTGATCAGATCGTATTGACCCCGCATAAAATCAGCCGCAATTGTACCAATTTTTTTTATGATCTGCTTTTGATCAAAAAATACATCTTCAGATTCTGCGCCCTCTTCCTGATCATCAGCAACATAATCAAAATATACATCACTTGAAAAAATACTGTAAGTGTCGCACGTGTACGGCGTGCATCGTGTGTCAATTGTTATTTTTTGCATATAGTTTTTATGGATTAAATGGATCATCTGATCCGGTTACATCATACACGTGTTTTATTGTTGTCACCGTGTCGCCTTCCTGATAATAATGCGCCATGCCACTGTCGGCGATCTCATCCCATTTTTTAGTTGCCAGCTCTTGCGCGTGCTGTTCATCACGTGCCACCACGTCGATAATGTAAAACTCTTCCTGTTTGATCTGTACTTTATAATTATTCATATATAAAAAATTAATTAATTTCCTGTAATTTTTCCAGCTCTTCACTAGTAAACAATTTTCTCAGCATTCGATCCTGGATCATGGACGCATCATAGATTTTTTTTGCTGTGATACTGTCATCATCATATCCAAAATTAAAACAAAAATCCTCAAAAGTGTCGTTATATATCACATCCAAACAGGCCAAAACATCGTAAGCATCCGGGCGGATCAGGTGATCAATAGTTTCATCAATACCATTATAAAAAACATCCCGCGCATACTCATATTTCGGTATTATGTTATTAGCTGTTTTTTTCACAAAGTCCACAGTTTCGATAAATTCCGCAGACTGTCGCCCCTTTTCAATTCCTTTTTTTGCCGTTGCGAGTCGATCAGCATCTAAAACAGACCCCCAAAAATCGAAAACATACTTGCCTTTATTATTTGATAATGTAACGCTGTAATTGATCCCATGTTTTTCTCCTTCCTTCGACCAGTTCGGCCGCTTTTGTGGTACTGCTTTTTCAATTGAAAAATATGTTCCTGTATCTTTTAAAAATTGCATCGCCTGATCAATATATTCTGATTTGTTCATATAGTTTTATTTTGTAAAATAATAAATAATAAAATCCCCAATAAAGTTTATTCCCACCACTGCCGCGACGATCACGGCCGCAAGTATAATTTCACCATATAAAAAATTTTTCATATAGTTATTTGATCGCCTTGACGGCGTTTTTTGCTTCGTGGATCCGACCTTCAAAAATAAGTTTTTTCAATTCTTCCACATCTATAGAATTCTCGAGCTCCGCCATTCTTTTCTGGCTTTTTCTCGTGGTGCTTTCTAATCGTAAAAATCCACCTCGCAGTTTTTGATCATTTCGCAAGCTGATCACTGTTTCCCGGATCGTGTAGCTGGTCCCGTCATCTCTTTTTCTTTCAATATAATTTACCGGCGTTATGTCTAATTCATAGCCTCGTGGTACGTTTACCCAATTAAATCCCCTATACCCTCCGATCCAATAATCGACCTTGACTTCTATGTAGTTGAAACTTGTTTCAAGTTCCTTTTTTTCCTGATCCGTTAATTTTATTTTAATCATACTTTTTTGTTGCTATAGTTTTTTATTATAAAGATCAAAAACGTTCCGCGCATTGATCATTACTATAACATTATCAGTATATAATAAACCGATATCGGTTGCAACTACTTTTTCAAATTAAACTGTGGATAACTTTTTTTTATAGATCACCACGCCCACCACGGCGCGACCATCCACGCGCCCGGATCATCACGCCCGGATCATCACGCCCGGATCATCACGCCCGGATCATCACGCCCGGATCATCACGCCCGG